CTTTCATACACTTCCTCGAGCGACAATGGGACACCCTCATGCGGGACGGGTATCAACAATGTTGCAAACTCTTCCATGACTTCCGATAGGAAAGGCGTTAGATCCAGCTCACTGGTTGAAGCGATGTCTGTTAACCTTCCGGATATCATCTGGGCGTCGTTGCCATAGCACTTGTCTGGAGCAAAACACCTGTCTGGAATAAGCGGTGCCATGAAGGCCACCATAGTTGGCTTGGCGGCTTCATCAGGCACGGAATGCTTTGTGGACTGGTATCTTCTGACAGAAGAGTCAAGTGCGTACACAACGGGGGCCGGCTCGGGGTTCGCTTGTCTGTGGTACTCTAACAAACCCGGTACTGCCGACGCAGCTACGTCCTTATCCAATCGTGACACGTGTGCTGCGGTTAAATTGATGGGGGATATCCTTGCCTGAGACGCAAGCCCATCATCCACGGCCTTTGGTAGGGTGGCCGCGACATGGGACCCTGCCACTGCGGTTGAGACAACCATGCCTCCCGGGGCTACCACGGTGAGTCGGGTGAAATTTCCACGCGAGACATCGAGTCGCTTGAGAGAGTCATGGCCCAGCAGGGGCGCGAGGGAGAAAATGGGGCATCTAAAACGGCGCGCAGGAGCGAGCAGAATCAGCTGGTGATCCGGTGACATCTGTTTCCTCTCTGTGAGGTAAATGATATGGTCAACGAAGAGCCCCAGAGTGTCCCTCCGGGAAACGAGGATAGAGTCGACCCCGTAGTTCCAAACCTGATGCACATAGCGAGCGCCACCAGTTACCCTAAACTCAACCTCATTTCCGTTGAAAGTGTAAGAGTACTCGCCATTGGTGTCATCTTGTGAAGCAGCAGCCCGGCTTGGTTGGAATGTGTAGATCATATAAATCCCTGGGCTTTCTGCGAGCATGGTTGGCATGTCAATATACATGTCCACGTCGACGAGGCATCTGACTTCGTCTGACGGGGCATAAGGAACGTGAGGAACGTCAACGTCCTTTGCCCAGAAGTAGGAACGGGATCCTAGCCTGCCCTTCTGTACATCCGATTTGCTCATTTGGACGTAGTACGGCACCAACCCAAGTGATCGCGACACTGCAGTCATCGTGTGGGATGCTGAGGTGCGGTTCGCGGCGGAAACGCCATGGGTGTGGTTCGGCTGAGGGGAACAAGTGACCGGATTGGTCTGAACAAATGCTGTGCGAACGGTCCTAGGTTCAGGGCACTTGATCTGAGTGGTGTGGGCAGTGAGCCACTCTATCGCTTTTGACAATAGATTGTTCCCGATGGGGCCACTCGCCAGAATGTGTTTCTGGACGTACTCTTGCACGAGGTGGACGAGCGCTTTGACTGCTAGGAAGAGTAGACCTAGGGCGCTGGCGCGTTGAATCCAGATCCT